GTTTTTGCCTGATCCATAACGGATTTCTTTAATTCGCGTTCAAAACGTCTCATGCGGATTTGCTACCTAAGTTATATTTTCTTGCCATATATTCACCACCTTTCTTATTAAAAATGAGATACCTCTAATAAGATGGTACACCACAATATATGGAAAGTCAAATAAAAATCACGAAAAACACAACATAAAGTATGAAACATATGTTTTTATACAATATTTTGGTGACAACCAACCTTGATATTATATCACTTTTTGTATAAAAATCAAGAAAATCACAATATATAGGAGGACTAATGAACAATTTAACAGTATTTGAGCAAAACGGTCAGCTACTCACCGACAGTAGAGAAGTAGCAATGATGGTAGAACTTGAGCATTACAATCTTATCAAAAAGATAAAGTCTTATGCAAAGCATCTTACTGACGTAAATTTTGACGTGAGTGAATATTTCATCGAATCAGAGTACAAAGACAGCACAGGAAGAACACTTCCACGCTACCTCTGCACAAAGAAAGGATGCGACATGATCGCCAACAAAATGACCGGAAAGAAAGGTGTTATTTTCACAGCTACATATATCGAAGCATTTGAGAAGATGAAAGATTTCATTGAAAAAGGAACGCAGTACGTAGGCATTCCGTTAAAAGAACAGGTGGAATCGCTGGAAGTAGTAGCAAGTATGCTGAGAATGAGCGATGCGAGCAAGTTGCTGATGCTGAAAGGCTTCTACGATTCTTACCATATTCCAACAGGATTCTTACCGAATTATGAGTTTAACGGCAATCGGGAAATGAAGTCACTCACAGCACTGTTGAAAGAAAACAATCTCGGAATCAGTGCGGTACAGTTCAATAAGAAACTTTTATCAGCTGGAATCTTGGAAGAAAAGGAACGCCAGTCAAGTAAGGGAAGAGTAAAAAAGTTCAAATCACTGACAGAGAAAGGTTTGAAATACGGTGAAAATGCAGTCAGTCCTCATAATCAGAAAGAAGTGCAGCCGTTGTATTACAGTGATACATTTAATGAACTGTTTGAAATGGTGATGACTGCTGACCTATCGGCATGACGGGGGAAAAAGAAAGCGAGGTGAGAAAGATGTGGGTTTCAAGACGAAAATGGGATTGCTTGCTGTATCGCATCAAAAAGTGTGAAGATGACATCAAAATTCAGAAGGAAAATACGGAGAATTTAATCAGGAATACTGCAAAAAAAATTCTTGAACAACCAGAAGAGTTGCGCGAAGAAATTCAGGGGGTTGAACGTATCGAAAAATATATCGATGAGTTTATAGGTCTTGACGAAGAAAATAAGGATAGAAAGATAAAAAAATTCGATGTATTGAAATCCATTACTAGAGAGAAAGAGTTTTCTAATATGGTATTTGGCTTGATCGAAGTCAAAAAAACTCCTGAAGCATTTGCAGAACTTCTTGAAGAGGAGATGCCTGAAAAAGAGCTACCTCATTTAAAAGAAGCAGCTCTTAATGGTTATCCGTTGTTTTTCTCTGGCATGCAGTGAGCGCATCCGTTTCTTCTGATGTCAAGCATGGAAGAAAAAACAACAGCTTCCTCATAGGAACTGCAATTAAAGATATGTTCGGACTTTATATCATTTATGCGGCAGCACGAGGTTTCGCGGTCTAAATCATGGATTTCACCAGTGTTTTTATTAAGCACATAGCGATTGCCGTTAAATGGCGAATTACAACGTCTCATAAAATCGCTCCTTTCGTAATACTCAGGCATGGCAGTGCCCTGTATTTACAGTATAGGAGATAAACAATAAGAAAGCATCCCCGCCACGGAGGTTACGACGGCAATAAAAATAGGAGGTAAAAGGTATTGAACGAGTTACAACAGAAATTAGACAGCCGTGAAGTGGCTGAGATGGAGAAAGCGAAAGTTGTATATTTGCTAAAATCCGTTGATAATTCCGTGAAAATTGGCGTTACGGAAGAGTTTGAAAGGCGATTAAAAGTAGTTCAAAATCAGAGCGGAAAGGTAATAGACAAGTGCTATGTAACTGGATATTGCTCGAACCCTTTTGAGATAGAAGCCGAATTTAAAAGAATGTATAAAGATAATCGCATAAACGGTGAATGGTACTCTATAGATTTCGAAGAATCAAAGCAGATATTGAAAAGAATATTCGATGCAAAAAGAGTTGTAAAAACCAGGCGAACAAATCAAGAAAGCGGAATAGACAAACTGTTGAATTTTATTTTTTCATAGATTGGAGGAAAAATGAGCGAATTAAAAATTTTCAATAACGAAGAGTTCGGTAAAATCAGAACAGTAACGATTGACAACGAACCGTGGTTTGTGGGGAAAGATGTGGCAGTAATTTTGGGATATAGCAATCCACAAAAAGCACTTCGTGACCATGTAGATGAAGAAGACAGGACGCTGAACGATTCGTTCACCGTGAATGGCACAAAAGGAATTCTTATCAATGAGTCAGGACTTTACGGTTTGATTCTTTCAAGTAAACTTCCGAATGCTAAAAAGTTCAAACACTGGGTAACAGCGGAAGTTCTTCCCGTACTCAGAAAGACAGGTAGGTACAACTTGCAACAGCCACAGGGCAAAGAACTCCTCGCACTGGCGGTCTTAGAAGCGCAGAAGACCATTGAAGAGCAGACAGCACAGATCGAGGAAATGAAGCCGAAAGCGATATTTGCGGATGCTGTCGCTACCAGCCATACATCCATCTTAATCGGCGATCTGGCGAAGATTTTAAAGCAAAACGGCATCGAAACAGGACAGAAAAGGTTATTTGAGTGGTTGCGTGAAAACGGATATCTGAGCAAAAGAAAAGGAACGGAATGGAACTCGCCCACACAGAAATCTATGAATTTAGGGCTGTTTGAAGTGAAAGAGACAACAGCTATGAATCCAGATGGTTCCGTTCGGATTAACAAAACCACAAAAGTAACCGGCAAAGGACAGCAGTATTTTATCAACAAATTCCTGAATGTAGCATAGGAGGTACACATGAGCGAAAAAGAGAAAGAAATCATCAGAAAAGTGGCGCAAGCACTGCCGGATATGTCGGACATGAATAAAGGGTATTTTCTCGGCTTTGCAGAAGCTATGGCATCTCAGAAGAGCCAGAAGAACGAAGAAAATAAAGAAAAAGAAGATGACTAGGACAACATATCTTGGACAATCCATCCGTCATACATATTAGAGAGGTGGTGCAAGTGACTATAAAAAACATCGTAGTAATCAACGGTAAAGAGGTGGAGATCAGAGATCTTCCGGACGCTGAATTATTTGCAGAAAAATTAAACCGGAAAGCTCTGACAGCAAGAAATTACACGGAAGAGAAAACCGCCTAGGCGGTAGGAAGGGAGGACAAGCCATGAAAAGATTAACAGTAAACAAGATCGAGAAATTTATCCAGACACTGGAATCCACAGAAAGGGTTGGTTGGTATTCTGAGGAGCAAAAGTTGCACGCAATCGCCTGTTTAAACAATTACTGCAGGGAACTGGAGTATCAAGGTAGAAAATCCGTGAAATTAAAGGAGGAAGACCATGGAAATTAAAGGAACCTACCACTGCCAGACCACCCAGCAGCCGAACGCATTAAACAGTTGGGATATCCGCTCCGTATCTGTTGAGTTACCGGAGCAGGACAAACCTTACTGGCACAAGGTTACAGCATCTGTGATCGGGTTCGTGCTGGCGTTGATCGGATGGTGGCTAGTGGTTGGGTATTAAAAAAGAGTGCTGTCACAGGGCGGCAACCCTCAAGCACTCAAGAAATTAAACCAGTTAAAGTATAGAGAAAATTTGAGGAAAAGTCAAATGATTACAAAAACAATACTTAGCAACCATGAAGAATGGCTTAAAAATAGAAAAAATGGAATCGGCGGTTCTGAAATTGCCGCTGTAATCGGGAAGAATCCGTACATGACAAATGTGGAGTTGTGGGAATTGAAAACTGGAAGAAAGGAAGCAAAAGACATTTCAAATCTTCCTTATATTAAATATGGTACACAGGCAGAGCCATTATTAAGAGAACTCTTCCGGCTGGACTTTCCAGAATACCAAGTGAGATATGAAGAAAACAACAGCTTTCGTAATGATAAATATCCCTGGGCACAGGCTTCAGTAGATGGTTGGCTTTTTGATGGAGATGGGAGACTCGGAATCTGGGAATGTAAGACAACGAACATTCTGAATAGCGCAATGCGAAAAAAATGGGATGAGAGAATCCCGGACAATTATTATTGTCAATGCTTGCTGTATATGGCAGTTCTTGAGGCTGATTTTTGCGAGTTAAAAGCGCAGCTAAAAAGTGAATATGCTGGTGAGGTATTCGTTCAAACAAAACATTACCATTTTGAACGGAAAGATGTGAAAGAAGACATGGAATACCTGATGAAAGAAGGAAAACGATTCTGGGGATACGTGGAGCGAGATGAATGCCCTCCGCTTATTCTTCCGGATGTAATAAGAAGATAAAGGAGAGAAAACATGGAATTAAGAGTCAATGAAGTGAAAACGCCGGAGAAAATTACATTTAATTACGAAGAATTAAGGTCAGAAATACAGAAAATAGTAGCGGACCATAGTAATTTAGTGTACACCGGAGAGCAAATTAAGGATGCTAAATCAGATAAAGCAAGCTTAAATAAGCTAAAAAAAGCCTTAAATGACGAAAGAATAAGACTGGAAAAGGCTTATTTAGAGCCATTTAACGAATTTAAGACTCAAATTAACGCCTTAATTAAGCTTATTAACGATCCTATTAACCTTATTGATAAGCAAATTAAGGAATTTGAAGAGTACGAGAAGCAGGAAAAACGAAAGCAAATCGAGGAACTCTGGAACAGTAAATCAACACCGTTCGAAATTTCTTTGGAATGTATTTTTGACAGTAGATGGTTAAATAAGACAACATCCATGAGGTCCATCGAAGATGTTATGAATGCATTTATCACAAGCGTGGAGAAAGATGTGGATACACTTTCAAAATTACCGGAATTTGGCTTTGAAGCATTAGAAGTCTATAAATCCACTCTGGATATCAACAGGGCGTTAAATGAAGGGCAGCGCCTAGCAGAAATACAGAGGAAAAAAGCAGAATACGAAGCAGAACAGGAAAAATTGAAAGCAGAGAAGGAAGCGAAAAAGGCAGCAGAGTTCCAGAAGAAAGAAGAGGATCTTCCTGGACAGATTGGATTTACAGACGCAAAATCTTTTGAAGAATGCATGAATCCACCGGAAACAGAGATGGCAAAGTGCGTGACAGGGATTGAAAAGGAAGTATTTGAGGAGTGCGTAGCTAGGGAGCGCCAGTGGGTATCATTTCAGGCAAATTTAACAACAGAGGACGCTTTGGCATTAAAAGCATTTTTCAATAGCAGAAACATTGAATTCAAAGCAATTTAAGAAAGAGAGGAAAAGAAAATGGCAGTAGGAAATAGTTTAACAGCAAGAAAAAACACAGGAATCTCAGCATATTTGACACAGGAAGCAGTTAAAAACCAGATCAACAACGTAATCGGTGGGAAGAATGGTCAGAGATTTATTTCTGCAATTGTATCGGCTGTAAATAACAATGCAGCATTACAGGAATGCACGAATCAATCGATCCTTTCCGGTGCGCTGCTTGGGGAGTCGCTGAACCTTTCACCGTCTCCGCAGTTGGGACAGTATTACCTCGTACCGTTTAATGACAGAAACAAAGGTAAGGTGGCGCAGTTTCAGCTTGGATACAAAGGGTATATCCAGCTTGCTATCCGTTCCGGACAGTACAAAAAACTGAACGTACTGGCGATCAAAGAGGGCGAGCTTGTTCGTTTTGATCCTTTGAATGAAGAGATTGAGGTACATCTGATCGAGGATGAAGAAGCAAGAGAACAGGCTGAAACCATTGGATATTATGCAATGTTTGAGTATACGAATGGGTTTAAAAAGGCGATCTATTGGAGCAAAAAGAAAATGGAAGCCCATGCATTAAAGTATTCCAAAGGATATCAGGCGAAAAAGGGGTACACGTTCTGGGAAAAGGACTTTGACGGAATGGCATATAAAACTATGCTGCGCCAGCTGATCTCTAAATGGGGAATCATGTCTATCGATATGATGTCGGCAATGGATGCAGATATGGCAGTGATAAACGATGACGGAACAAAAACATACATCGATAACGATAGCGATACGGAGATTATCGACATGGAACAGTCGCAGGAAGAAAAAACTGAATCTTCCGAAAGAGGACAGAGTGCAGCAGCGGCGTTGTTTGGAAATTAAGAGGTGAATTGATATGAATAAAATTATTTTATGCGGAAGACTGACAGCAGATGCGGAAATGAAATGCACAAATGACGGGAAAGTGGTGTCAAGGTTCAACTTTGCCGTAAACCGCAGATTTAAGAGAGACGGAGATCCAGAAGCTGACTTTTTCCAGTGTGTAGCATTCGGAAAGATTGCGGAAACATTTAAAAAATGCAATGTGGGGAAAGGAACAAAGTTGCTGATCGAAGGAGAAATGAGAAACAACAACTATGAAAGAGATGGCGTGAGGCATTACGGGATGCAGTTGATCGTGAATAGTTTTGAGTTCTGCGAAAGCAATGGAAGCAGTGGACAGTCTGCTCCGCAATATGGACAGCCGGATCCCGATGGATTCCAAAACGTCCCTGATGGAGTTGATGAAGAACTTCCGTTCATGTAGGGCGATCACATGAAGAAAACAAGAGAATGCATACATTGCGAGAGATTTTGGGAGTGCAAAGGCAAGGAAAAGGATGAGCCTTGCCTGCACTACAAAGAAAGGAAATGGAATGGCAGTAAATAGTAAAAAGAAAGGTGCAAGATTTGAACGGGAATTAGCTGGTATCTTCCGTGATTATGGATATCAAGAAGCGCGCAGAACAGCGCAATACTGCGGAAATACAGGCGATGCTTCAGACGTGGTTGGTCTTCCTTTAATTCATGTGGAAGCGAAACATCAAGAGCAGATGCGACTTTATGACTGGATGGATCAAGCAAAGAGAGATGCCGCAGCGAATAGAACGGGAAAGCTTCCTGCTGTATTCCATAAGAAAAACAATCATAAAATCCTTGTTACGATGGAGCTGGATGATTGGATGCAAATATACCGCGAATACCAATCTGGAATGCAGATAGATACAGAAAGGCTGTGATTTAATGTCAAAACGATACTACTGGCTTAAGCTACAGAAAGATTTTTTTATACAGCCCAAAATTAAAAAGTTACGGAAAATTGCTGGTGGTGATACGTATACCATTATCTATTTAAAAATGCAGCTGCTGAGTTTAAGCAATGGTGGAAAGCTGTTTTTTGATGGGATTGAAGAGAGTTTTTCAGAAGAAATTGCTCTGACAATAGATGAGGATCCAGACAATGTAAAAGTAACTGTACAATACTTGCTATCTCAAGGACTTATTGAGCCCTGTTCCGAAAGAGAATTTTTAATGACGGAAACGCAGTCTTTAATCTGCTCGGAATCGGAATCAGCGGAGCGTGTCAGGGCATCAAGAAAAAATAAGGCGTTACAATGTAACACGAATGTAACGGAGTGTAACAACAATGTGCAGAAGTGTAACACAGAGATAGAGATAGAGTTAGAGAATAGAGATAGAGTAAGAGATAGAGTAAGAGATAAGACTGATAGCAAAATAAGCTATCAGCTGATCGCCGACACGTTTAATGATATCTGTAAGAGCTTTGATAGAGTTGAGCGGATTTCCGATAGTAGGAAGGAAGATATTGCTACAGCCTGTAAGAAATTTAGCTTTAGCCAGATCAGAACCGCATTTATAAAAGCGGAGAACAGCAAATTCCTGAAAGGTGAAGAAAGTAAAGGGGATTATAAATTCAATGCGAATTTTAACTGGATCATAAAAGAGCAGAACTTAAAAAAGATTTTAGAAGGTAAATTTGATAATGAACCGGAAGGATCGGAAAAGAAGAAAAAACAATCAAAACCGCCAGTAAGCAGAAACCTAAACAACTTTGATCGCAGAGAATACGACATGGACTCTCTGGAAGAGCAACTACTGAACTCGAATTAAGGAGGAACTATGGAACCGAAGAAAGTAACAATAAACTACGCTCTGCTCTGCAAGGAATTGGAGAAGCAGGGCAAGACGAAAGAAAAATTCTCGGCAGAACTCGGGAGAAGCAAGTCTTTTGTCTGCAATATGGCAAAGAACCCGGAACAGACAGAAGATTTTGAAAGAACCATGTGTTTACTTCTCGGGCTTAAACCGGGAAGTCTGGTGAAAGAGCCAGAAAAGAAAGGGATGACCGCAGCACAGGCACTTACAGTCATCCGGGATGAGATTTTAGAGAATCGCAGAATCATGCAAGAAAATTTTGAAAAGATCTGGAATAAGCTGAACACCAACACCATCCAATTAGAAAAGATCAAGGACAAGGTCAATACGATGTCGAAGACCGACTACGACAAAGCATTAGAGTGGCTAAAAGACAAGATGGAAGGTGGACGCTATGACGGGGCGAAGTTGCTCATGGAGTCAGAAGCGGCAGGAATTAAAAGGTCGGACATCATGAAAGCTAAAGCAGAACTTGGAGTAAGAATCCAGACTACAGGGTACGGAAAGAATGTGAAAGCATGGTGGAGTTTAAAGGGTGAACAGGCATGAACATGAAAAGATATGGGTTTAAGATTTGCAAGAAAAGACACGGAAACATGGATTTTTACACAAAAGTTAGCTCCAAGCGCAAGAGAAAGAAAAGGGTGAGAGGAAAATGAGTAGACCAGCACACTTTCTGGATCCGTACCAGTTTCAAATCGAAGAGATGGTAAAACTCGGATGCTCGGATGAGCATATCTGCAGAGTGCTTGAGGATATTACCGGAAAAGAAGTGAAAAAGAGGGTAATAGCAAACAAGAGGATGTGGTTAAGAAAGATGGAAAATAAAAGAAAACAATACGAACCGTACAAGGGAGAAATTAAGTACATGATCGAATACGGACTTACGATCCAGAACATCTATGCAGCAATAAGCGAAGAGAGCGGAATAGATGCGAGCATTGAAACGTTTAAAAACTTCCTGAAGGATAACGATATGATGCCTGAGTCAAAGAAACAGGAAGCTTCGGTCAAGGATATCTTTGGCAACATTGCAAATTACATGGAGTTTCACGAGGGCTGGGTGCGGACCAGTTGCCGGCTCAACAGGGCGATGTCGAATCCAAACCGGATATTAATGCGGAGGTATTTGCAGTAGGTTATGAAAAAAAGAGAATCCGAAGAAAAATGAAGTACATATCTGTTCTTCCTGCGGACGGGAAATTATCGGAGATTTTGAGTATGTAAAGACAAAGAGAGGGACGGAATTGTATTTCTGCAAAGATATGAGGTGTAAACATGGGAAAAGTTGATGATTATACAGCTGGCAGATCACAGGGATTGATTCTAGCAAGGGAGATTGTAAAAAAAAGACGGTATCGATGGACTGGAAAAAGAAATCCAGTTCCGGAATATCACAGGAATAAATACAGCATTAACCAGAAAAGAACTAAACATTGCCTGTGAGAAAATCAAAAACATGACACTGGACACAATGATGGTGATCGCGGTTGCAACGCTGCATGATGAGTTCGGCTTTGCCGGGAAACGGTGCAAGAGATTTATCGACCGGATGAACCTGAAAGCAGAGTGTCTGGTGGACGATATGGCAACGTGGGACGAATACACAGAGATGATTAAAGATGAGATTGGAATCGAGATGACGATACGGAGGAATGACTAATGCCAAAAACAGAAGAAACGCGCTTGCGAAAAGGCGACACGATCAAATGCGCTGATGCAGAGGATTGCGTGAGGACAATGACCGAATTGGCGGTCTGCGGGATAGAGACAGATTTTCTCTACGAAAAAGATGGAGAGAGTGGTTTATGGTTGGAAATAACGGGAGGAAAATTAGATGAATGTGAAGAAAGTTAGAGAAGCGATAGAAAGAATACACAAAATGCGAGATGCGTACAATGCAACATTGCGCTCACTTCCGAAGAAAACGAGAGAAAGAAGTGATTATAACAATTATGTCGATGCATTTCTAGTGGCAATCGAAGCACTGGAAAAGCAGTTGCCGAAGAAAGTAGAAAACTGGAATGGACAAGCATCGTGTCCTGGATGCAAAAAGCTGTTTGGAAATATGGCAGATATAAAAATGCTTCGTTATTGGGATTTTGATTGCTGCAATCATTGCGGTCAGAGATTGGATTGGAGTGAGGAAGAATCATGATGGGAAGATGTAAATTAACAAGTATATGCGGACACGATTATTGCTGCATAGAATGTCCGGACAACGATATTTGTAATATACAGTGTGCAGATGAGGACATGTATGAGTATTGTGTGGAGTGTCCGGAATATGAGGAGGTGGAGTGATGAAAATAATGATAACTATATTGCGCAAAAATGGAGAATGTAGAACATGGACAAACTCAACAGCGGAAGAACACTTAGTAATGGGTCTTACAGCTTATGCGGAAGGTGTAAAAAGATGTGCGGAATCATGGGGAGAAGAAACGGAAGAAGTGGAAAGAGTGGTGAAAGAAGCGCTGGAAAGCGAGAGATAAAGTATGAACGTATTAGAGAAAATAGTGGAAGAAATCGAATCCATGAAAAATGACGCCTACGAAACCTTGAAGGAAGAAAAGCGGAGACACGGAGCAAGCAAAACAGCAGAAGAGCTGGAAAGCTATATTTATGGGCTGACTTGTGCAGTAGATATTGTGGAGAAGTATGTGGATAAGGAGAATGTGGAATGAACGTATTAGAGAAGATTTTGGAAGAGATAGAAAGATTAGAAGATCCGTACTACAAAGATTATGTGGATAGGAAATATGTAAAAGAAATCATTCATTCACACATGGACGATGTTCCGGATAATAATGCTGGCTGGATTCCAGTGAGTGAAAGGTTGCCGGAAGTCGGGAAAATGGTAAAAGTTACCGTACACTCATCCGAATGGATTGCGGACTACAATTCGGCCTTTGTTCCGACACAAGACAAGCCAACCTACCAGGACGAGCGCAATGTGTACGACGGATATATAGATAGAGTGGGCATGTGGAGATTTTGTGATGAGGGAGGTTTGGTCTACGCTTGCGACAAAGAATTTGGGACAGATAAGGAAACGGTGTACGATGTCGTGACAGCGTGGATGCCGAAAGAACAGATAGAACCATACAAGGAGGAAGTCGATGAAAATTAAAGCGTGTCCATTTTGCGGATGCCGTGACAGAAGAGTCGGAATCCGGAGAATGGGAAGCAAAGGATATAGGGTAGTGTGCGGTGCTTGCGGAGCATCTGGGCCTTATGTGGCAATTAAGGCGTGTCGGGATGACAAGATGATTGCGCAGGAAGCAGCAAGACAAGGATGGAATAATAGGCAGGAGGAATAACATGGACATTTTAATCACAATCGCATTTCTGGCCCTTTACTACATATTGGGACTGGGAACCGTGATTACTTTAAAGACAGGATTGGAAGAGGATGTAAAACTAGAAGGTGCGGATTACCTGATGGCTGCGGGATTCCCGATACTGCTATTTGTGGTGTTTTTGGATTGGATTGTGCGGAAGATAGTGAGGTAGGAAATATGAGAAAATTTAACTGGGATGAATTTAAAAATAAAGACAATAAGATTGCGGTGCATTGCAAGACCGAGGAAGAAGCAATAGACTTTTGCAAGAGAATGCATGAGCATGGGATGAAGTGGTGCACAGGTAAAAGCTACATGGAAAAGACAAATTATGAAGAGTACAAAGGAGAAACGTGCTATATAAGATTCGGAATGTTCTCATCGTATCGGTACTACAATAGCGAAGGATACGAGATCCTGGAATGGAGTGATTACATGCAGAAAGAATTTACAAAGTCAGATCTAAAAGACGGAATGGTGGTGGAATACAGACGCAAGGACTATGGAAAGAGAATGGTGGTTGGAAATATGCTAATTGGAGAAGAGGGGAGCCATAGACTCGAAGCCTACGAGAATGACTTAACACAAGGATATGCAAAAAGCCAACTTAGCATCATCAGAGTGTATAAGATTAAAAATGAAAGAAACTTCGAACATATTATGGATGATGATAACCTCGAACTCATCTGGGAGCGCAAAGAACCAAAGAAAATGACAGTGGAAGAAATGCGGAAGAAGTTGGAAGAGCTGACCGGAGAGGAAATTGAGGTGACGGCATGACCAGAGAGAGCATGAAACGTAGAAAGGAGACAGCAGGAGTTATCCGAAAGATTGAAGCGTACACTATGGCAACGAGAAAGCCCTGTGAGACAGCTTTAAAGCAAAAGAGGCATAAAGCCTTTGCCTGTGATTTTAAAAGGGCTGACAGAACAAATACGGACACTCTGGAATACATAGCAAGCAAGTACAACATCAAAAAGCCAATTCCGGGAGGTGATTGCAGTGGATAAGAATATAATCTATGAGTACATGGATGCGAAAGCTCTGGTAAAAGAAACAGAGGAAGATATCAGACGGCACAGAAGAAAGACGTTTGTGCAGGATAAAGTGACAGGCAGCAATCCAGAGTTTCCGTACCAACCACAGAGCTTTAATATCTCTGGATGTGTAGAGAACACGGTGAATATAGACGAAGAGGAACGGTTGTTGGAAGAACGAAAGCTGAACGCAAAGCGGATTAAAGTAAAAGCAGAGCGAGTAATCAATAAAGCTCCGGTAAGGATGCAGCGGATTATCCGGTTCAAGGTGATGCAAGGACTGACGTGGGATGAAGTGGCTGCGAAGATGAAAGGGAATTGCACAGGAGAAAGCGCAAGGAAAGAATTTCAGAGGTGGATGAAAGAAAAATAGAAGTTTGTCCGTTTTGTCCACATTGTCCGCTTTAAATAATATATAGTATAACATGGAGTTAGAAGAAAGACTCCAAAAGCTTTCCAAACAACATTCGGAACACCGCTGGACTTTACCCTTTCTCGTCTGGCGGTGTTTTTACGCCGTGGCAAATGTAGGGCAGACAGGTTCGACTCCTGTACACGGCTGTTGTGACATGTTGCTGCATACCGGGAGCAGTAGAGTCACATGTGATATCACAAAACGCAGATATCCGCAGATTTGCAAAACAAACAAATAGATTCAGCAATCTATATTTAGTGTCAGTACCCGAGTGCGGATAGGGTAAAGGATGTCAATAAAAGGCATCCTATGGGTGTATAGCTCAGTTGGTAGAGCGATCGGCTTTTAACCGACGTGTCGCAGGTTCGAATCCTGCTATACCCATTGTGGACTACTGCAAAGTTTCCTCCTTTTTTTCTTATAAATTTTGATTGTGTATTTGGTTATTTTGGTTTTTGTTGGCGTTATTAATTCTTTCAGCAGTAGTCCTAAATTCTTAGCATCCAGAGATGGGTGCTTTTATTATGCTATAAAGGTGGTGAGTCGGATGGCGAAAGGTAAATATCAGGAATGGCTAGAGCCGGAAGGCTTGCTAAAGATAGAGGGATGGGCGAGAGATGGTCTGACGGACGAGCAGATTGCAGATAATATCGGGATTTCCAGAAGCACATTAAATAGCTGGAAAGACAAGTATTCGGACATTTCGGACACCCTAAAAAGAGGAAAAGAGGTCGTTGATCGTCAAGTCGAGAATGCTTTGCTAAAACGTGCGCTTGGATATGAGTACACGGAGACTACCAGAGAATACATACCGGAACTTGAAGAAATGAAAACTACGAAAAAGGTCACAAAGCAAGTAGCGCCGGACACGACAGCACAGATATTCTGGCTCAAGAACCGCAAGCCAGACAAATGGAGAGATAAGCAGGAATACGAGGATAGAACAGCAATTGATAAGCTGGATGAAATCTTGAAAGGATTGCATGACAATGCAGCTAAGCAAGAAACAGAATGAGTACATAATTAACGCTACGCACAGATGGAATATCAAGTCTGGAGCGGTTCGTTCTGGAAAGTCTTTTGTAGATACTGCTTATATTGTTCCGAAAAGAATCCGAGATAGAGCTGGACTCCCAGGATTAAATGTAATCATGGGAGTCTCTAAAGAATCTATCGAGAGAAACGTACTCCAACCGATGAGGGAAATCTATACCAGTGATCTGATCGGGAACATTAACAATCGGAATGTTGCCAGAGTATGCGGCGAGGATGTCTATTGTCTCGGTGCGGAAAAGGTCAGTCAGGTTGCAAAGATACAGGGAGCATCCATCAAGTATTGTTACGGGGATGAGATTGCAAAGTGGAACAAAGAAGTCTTCCAGATGCTGAAATCCCGTCTTGATAAGACATATTCCTGCTTTGATGGAGCTTGCAACCCAGAGCATCCAACGCATTGGCTCAAAGAGTTCATTGACAATGTGGAGCTGGACATCTATCTCCAAAAGTACACCATATTCGATAATCCATTCCTAAATCCTGGATTTGTTGAGGATCTCTGCAAAGAGTACGAGGGGACAATCTACTATGACCGTCTTATTCTTGGCCTGTGGAAAAGGGCTGATTGGTCGATCTACAAGCGGTTTGCAGACAATCCGGAAGCGTTCCGGTGCGAAATCGTGGATAATATCTCGCAGGAATCAGAGTATAAGCAATTCCGAAAAGAGGATATCACATCAATCGAGATCGGTTTGGACTTCGGTGGTAATCAATCTGGTCACTCGTTCGTTGCCAGAGGGTATACGGATAATTACAGAGATGTAATTGCGCTAAAATCACGTAGAATCACGGCGAAAGATGAAAAAGAAGACATCGACAGCAATCGACTGAATGAGTTGTTTTGCGAATTTATCAGAGAAGTAATAGAACAATATTCGGTATGCGTGAAAAGAGGTGATTACGTGCAGTATTGTAACGTAGAGTCCGTATTCTGGGATAATGCAGAGACAGTGCTTGGTAATTCTATCCGTAACGCCGTGGAAAAGGAGTTTCCGTGGATCGCTGTCAAACCAGCAAAGAAAAGACCAATCAACGACAGGATCAGATGCACCGTCAAGCTCATGGGGGCTGGGCGGTTTTTTATTACAAAAGACTGCGAATCTCTAGAAACTGCTTTTTCGGATGCAGTTTGGGACAAAGAAGCTGTTGGGAAAGATGAGCGTCTGGATGACGGCAGTACTGACATTGACAGCTTGGATGCGTTTGAGTACACGATCGAACGCGACATGAAATACCTAATCGAAGAGGTGGAAGATGTTTGATGGAATTAAGAGATTATGGAAAGGAATCATGAGGATGTTTGGATATACGACATTAAAACAGATCATCGGCAAGGATATCGCACTATCCAACGACATGATATATGCAATCAACAGATGGAGACAGATGTTAAATGGTGATGCAGAATGGATTTCAGATAGCATCGTTTCTCTTGGGATTGAAGATGGAATCTGCCGAGAGTTTGCAGACTGCGCGCTGGTTGAAATGGAAACCAGTGTGACAAATGAACGTCTGGACAAGATTTATCAGAAGAATATCGCAAGTCTGAATGAAAACCTGCAGGAAGGGCTTGCACTTGGGTCATTTGTTTTGAAACCACTGGGAGAAGCGGCTGCTGAATTCGTTTCCGCTGACAAGATTATCCCGATTAGCTTCTGGGATGATGGAAAGCCGAATGATATTGCGTTTTTGACCGTAAAAAAGGTTGGGGACGCTGATTATTTCACAAAGCTTGAACGGCACTATTTCATTGACGGGAATCTGACTATAGAAAACAAGTGTTTTCACTCCCAGACAGCGAATGATATCGGTCTTCCGTGCAGCTTAGAAGCAGTGGAAGAGTGGGAAAATATCCTACCTGGACCGATTACATACCCAGGCATGAACCGAATGGACTTTGGGTATTACAGGAATCCGATTAAAAACAAGGTGGATGGTTCTGCCTGTGGTGTATCAGTATATGAATCTGCCACCGAACTGATTCGGAAAGCGGACGTGCAGAGTGCAAGGCTTGACTGGGAATACGAATCTGGCGAGCGTGCTATCCATGTGGATAATAGAGCGCTTAAGCAAGACAAGGCAACCGGAAAACTTGGACTGCCAAAACTCAAAAACAAATTGTATCGAGGAATGAATCTGGATGCTGGGAAAGACCAAGAACTATTAAAGGAATACTCCCCAAAAATGAGGGATGAAGCCTTTAAACGCGGATTGGAAGAATACAAGCGTGAGATTGAGTTTTCCGTAGGACTTGCTTACGGAGACCTGTCAGATGCACAGGAAGTGGCAAAGACAGCCACGGAAATCAAAGCATCAAAGAACCGGAAGTACAACCGAGTGACGGCAATCCAGAACAATTTATATGATTGCTTGGAAGACTTCGCCGCAGGGCTTGCATTCTACAACAGCATGCTTAATTCGGGATATGAGTTCTCTTGCAAATTCAACGATTCCATTCTGACCGATGAGGAAACAGAACGCCAGCAGGATAGACAGGACGTGAGTATGGGAGTTATGTCACATCTGGAATACCGCATGAAATGGTACAACGAGGATGAAGCCACAGCAAAGAAGATGCTGCCAGAGCAGAATCAAGTCATGGAGTAGGTGATCTAATTGAGAGAGAACTACAAGAAACAACTATCCGGACAGATTGAGAAACATTTTCTTGATCTGGAACATATGATTTTGGAGGACATTGTTCGCAGAATTAAAAAAGCCGGAAAAATCACAAGCACGGCAGACTGGCAGATTAACCGGTTGCAGATTATCGGATACTCTTCCGAGGACATCGAAAAGATGATAAAAACCGCGCTGAACCTATCCTATCCGGAAGTGTTTGAACTGTATGACAAGGTTATCGACTGGGAATATGTCCGCAATAAAGACATCTACGAGCAGGTCAATGCGGAATATATCCCCTACGAGGATAATAAGGAGTTGCAACAGCTTACAGATGGATTCATCCGGCAGAGCAATGATGATCTGCGGAACGTCACAAAGTCCATGGGATTTTATGTGGATTACGGCGGCGGTAGGCTTGTTATGACTCCATTATCCGACATCTACCAAGGATATCTGGATAAGGCTATCGCAGGTGTGGTTTACGGCACATTTGACTATAACACCATGATTCGTAAGGTGGTCACACAGCTCACAAACAGCGGACTCAGGAGCATTGATTACGCTTCCGGGTGGCATAGCAGGGTAGACGTGGCGGCAAGGAGAGCGGTTATGGCGGGAGTATCACAGCTTACTGGGAAGATCACGGATATAAACGCCGAGAAGTTAGGAACAGATTATTTTGAGGTGGAATGGCACGCCGGAGCCAGACCAACTCACGCAGCATGGCAAGGAAAGGTATACAGCAAGGAAGAACTCATAACTGTATGTGGACTAGGAAGTGTGACTGGATTACTCGGGGCAAACTGCTATCACATCTATCATGTATTTATTCCCGGAATATCCGAAAGAAACTGGACAGATGAGTGGCTGGAAGAGCAAAACCGCAAGGAAAGTATACCTAAGATATTTAACGGCAAGGAATACACCTTATACGAAGCCAAACAGCAACAGAGGAAAAAGGAAACTGCAATGAGGGCACAGAGAGAAAAAGTTGTGCTATTAAAACAGGGTGGTGCTGACCCAGGCGATGTAATAATTGCGAAAGCAAAGTATCAAGGACAACTTTGGGAGTACACCAGATTTTGTAAGCGAATGGGGCTGCATCAAGAGCGTGAGCGCATCTATTACGATATGCGCGGAAGAGTGGCACCCGTACCAAAACGATTTAGGAGGTAGAAAATGAGTAAAGTAAAAGTAATCAGACAGCCAACAGCGGAAGCAACATTGATTTTTGAATTTGAGACAGCGTCATCAGAATTTCTGGTCAAGAATTTCACGGACGGCGATATCTACGCATCTCTGGAAAGGGACGCGACAAAAGAACAAAGTGTACTGATTCCGGCGCAGACTGCACAGCGATTGCAGTACGGTTCTTACGGCGGTGGAAAGAGCAACATCGTCCAAATCATCCCCGCAGAAACCTCGGAAAAAGGAGTGGAAGTACAATGCTTAAAATGGTAGACGGAACAGGAATCATAGGAGTGGATATGATCTGTCCTCTGGGAGTCTCTACGCCGCAGCCACCAAACTACGATAAGGTGGAAATGGAGGGTGCAGGGATTTTGGTGCTGCCAAATAGTTTAAATGCGCCGCTTGAAAGGTTGGAGCTTGGTGGGAAGACGGAGCAGGTGCAGACTACAGGAGCGCAGTTGCTAAAACCAAAAGATGGTTCGTATACAGTTTTTGGAGTATCTGTTGATATTGCAAATGGAGAAATTAAACTGTCTGGAACAGCAACTTCTAACGGAGGGCGAACCATCAGATTATCAGAACCATTTCTGCTAAAGGCAGGAACGTATTCATCGGAAGTAGATGGAAAAATTGATTTCATTTTGAGTAAAAATTCTGATAATTCATATCTTGCCAATCTTGCTGTGAAAAATTTTAATGTGAATGAAGACACGGAGGTTTACGTCGGTCTTAATGTTATGGCTCAGAATACGTATAACAATAAGTATCACATTATGTTAAACAGTGGAAATATCCCGTTACCTTACGAACCCTACGCAGGAGGCAAGCCATCTCCAAGCCCAGAATATCCGCAGGAAATCAAAAACTCTGGGAAGTGGAATGAGGAAACAAGGAAGTATGAAGTGGATGTGAAAGTGACAGGGAAGAATCGGTTTGATCGTGAAAAGGCAAAAGATGTTTCGAATTGGATATCTATAGAAGGAGATGGCTATCTAAAATTCCCAATCCGTGCGAAAAAAGGAAGTATGATTACATTTTCCTATACAGAAAAGTTGACCGAAGGGAAAAAATTCTATCTCGGAATTACAAAAAAGGAGACAGGTAGTGTTATCGCATGGTTATATCACGATGCAAATTTATCCGTTAGTAATAGTAAATATACGATCGTATCGGAAGAGGGTTATGTATATTTGATGTGCAATAAAAATGCTATTCAAAATTTCTTGGATGCCATCCAAACTTTACAAGTGGAGATTTCTCAAACTCAAACTGAATACGAACCCTACAAAGAGCAAACACTCACTCTCACATCCGACCGCCCTATTACAAAGTGGGACAGACTGGTAGAGCAGGGTGGAGAGATTGGGTGGTTGTATGGAGGAAAAATCATAGACTCCTACAACTCCGAACAGATTGATGCAGAATATATGTCTAGTACTGGAAGTCTCACCGTTGGAGCTACGGTTTTGTATAAATTAAAAACTACTGAATTCGTCCCCATCCCACAATCCGAGCAGAACGCAATCCGAGCATTAAAAACCTACTACCCAACCACAGTTATCACAGCGGACGGAGGGGAGCTTGACCCAGATATCAAAGTAACCTATCGAAAGGAGATTTAAAATGAACTATGCAAAAATTATGGAAAACGGAACTGTGAGAATCAGCTCCATCAAGAAAGAGAGCTACAAACCACTCAAGGAAGAGAAACCAGAGGGATTCAGTAACCTTGTCTTTGTCGGATACACAGAGACAGAAGAGAATGTAATCAAAGAATACGAAGCAGTGGATGACGGAATGAGCGCCTACGGGAAATTGCAGAAAGACTTGAAAGCAACACAGGCGGCGCAGGAAGTCACAGACCAAGCGGTGCAGGAGTTAATTCTTGCAACAATGGAAGCGGAGGTGAAATGATGGCACAGTTTTTGGCAAACAGAATCAAAGGTGGACACTTGACAATTGATGATGTACCGGAGAGCTTAAAAGAACAGGTGCAGGCGTTACTGTAAAATCGAATAAGTAAGACATTAGCACATAGAGATATGTGTTATTTTTATGCCTTTTTGGTCAGTAGATGAGACCTTAAACAGTCAATTCGTGGTGGATGGTTACACACCTAAAATAACCTAATGCGAAAGGAGAACGGAAACATGAAAACAGAATTTTTAAAAGGACTTGGATTGGAACAGGACGCGATTGATAAGATCATGGCAGAGAACGGGAAAGACATTGCCGCTGAAAAGGCAAAGACAACCAAAGCAGAGGGTGAGCGTGACAATTACAAGAGTCAGCTTGAGACTGCAACGGAATCTTTAGAGAAATTTAAAGACATAGATCCAGCAGCTATGCAGGGCGAGATCAACAAACTGAATCAACAGCTGAAAGACAAGGATGCTGAGTATGCCGAAAAAGAAGCGAATCGCATCTTTTCCGACACGATCAAAGAAGCGATCAAGACAGCCGGGGGACGCAATGAAAAAGCGGTCATGGCTATGCTTGATATGGACGCTTTGAAAGAATCAAAAAACCAGTCTGAGGACATCAAAAAAGCATTGGAAACCGTAAAGGAGTCTGATGCTTATTTATTTGGCTCTGATGAGCCTTTTAAAAACGCAGTGGGAGCAACTGGCGGCTCTGGCACAGGTGGAGATAATTTCTCGGCAATCAGAGCGGCTATGGGGCTTCCGGCAGAAAAATAATTTTTAGAAAGAAAGAGGTAAAAAGATATGGTAAATACAATTGCATTAAGAAAAGCATATTCCACTATGCTTGATGAGGTTTATAAACTGGCATCCCTTACAGCCGTATTAGACGGTCCAAACGAACTTGTAAAAGAGGGTGCAAACGCAAATGAAATTTTGATTCCGAAAATGACGATGTCCGGTCTTGCAAATTACAATAAGCAGACAGGATATGTTGCAGGTGACGTGACACTTGAGTACGAGACTAAGAAATGTACTTATGATCGAGGCCGTATGTTCACTGTGGACGCTATGGACAATATCGAGTCTGCAGGTGTTGCCTTCGGACGTCTTTCCGGAGAATTTTTGAGAACACAGGTTGTTCCGGAGCTTGACGCTTGGAGACTTGCATCTTATGCAGGATACGCACTATCTACTAATAAAGTGGCAGCAGCGATTGCAGATGCGAAAGCCGGAATTGCAGCAATTAGAAAAGGCAAGACTGCTATTAAAAATGCGGAGGCAAAGCCGGAAACCTGTTATCTGTATATCTCTGCCGCACTCAAAGGGGATATTGAGGACCTTGATACAACGGCATCCAAGAAAGTTCTGGAAGGCTGGGCTGGAGTGATTGAAGTTCCTGAGGGAAGATTTTTCGACAAAGTCACGTTGACAGCATCTGGAGACGGCGGCTTTACAACAACAGGCGGTAAGAAGATTGATTTCTTGATTGTTGACAAGAATGCAGTAATCCAGAATCAGAAGCACGCTGTATCTAAGATCATCACACCGGATCAGAACCAGGATGCAGATGCTTGGAAGTTCGGATATCGTACCGTAGGTATCGCAGAGGCGAAAGATAACAAGAAAGTGGCTATCTATGTACATACTGCAGTGGAGTAGAAATAGGAGTTGATGTAAATGAACTTGTATGCGGATTATACATTTTACGTCTCTGAATATAGGGGAAATTTAACAGATGAAGAATTTGATAAATCTGTTATTCCAGCATCAGCTTATGTCCGAAGGATTACCTTCGGGCGCGCTGATGACAATATGGAAATGGAAGAAGTAAAGCTTGCCACCTGCTCTGTCTGTGATTTGATTGCAAATGACGAAAAGGTCAGAAGCAAGCACTCTGGACGTGTGGTTACATCCGAAAACACGGATGGATACTCTGTCAGCTACGAAAGCGGAGGAAACGGGGAAACAGCGGATGAACTGCTTGGTAGAAAGATTTTTGATACATTGGAACTCTATCTTATGCCGACCGGACTCTTGTATATGGGGGTAGAATCATGATAACCAACACAGATGCAACACTGTACAGAAGAAAGTACAACTCTGAAACCAGACTGGATGAGTGGGAGCGAGCTTACATACCTGAGGTATGGTGGTATAAAAATGAAAAGTCGCAGATCACGACAGATGGGTTAAAGCAAGCAGACACCTACACGGTCAGAATCCCGGATACGAGCGTGGAAATTAAGAAAGACGATTACCTTGTAAAAGGCGATTGCAAGGTTGACATGCAGACAATTAAGGACTTGGACGGACTGGACAAGACTAGAATTACATCTGCAAACTACAATACTTTTGGCGGCAACCCGCATATTAAGGTGGTGGGAGTGTAGTGGCAAAAGGAAAGAAGAAATTTAAGATCGAGACACCGAGAGGTAAGATATCAACTTACACGATTTCCAAGGGAGATTTGAAAGGAAGGACAATAGCGAGACTCGACTGGAATCCGAACTTTAAACCGAATATGGAATCTGGTTTCGCAAGCGCACAGGAGTTTGTTGACTCTGAATGCATCCGGCGCATGAACCCGGAGACTCCAAGACGGACAGGAGTACTTGTTAAGTCAGCAACTCTCGGCACCGTGATTGGAAGTGGCGAGATCAACCAGATTGCACCTTATGCACGTAGGCAGTATTACGAGCATAAGGAAAAATCACGATGGTTTGAGCGAATGAAAAACCGTCACAAAGACTCTATCCTGAAAGGAGCGGCGAAGTATGTCAAATCTCATTGACAGCGTCAGATCATACATTCTCACATGTCCGTTTTTAAGTGATGGACGTGTGAACGTGGACTACATTGGAACGGATATGGGGTACTCTGTTGACCCTCTCCCTTGCGACCCGATCATGCAGAGATACACGGACGGAGGGGCAAAGAAGCAGTTCCAATTCGCATTTACAAGCCAAGAAGAATATGACCAAGACGCGCGAATTAACATTGAGAACAGCGGATTCTTCCAAAGTTTTGAGGAATGGCTGGAACAGCAGAGTTTTAATGGGAATCTGCCGGAACTCGAAGAGAAGAAGAACCCAATATCAATCGAAACTTTAAACAGCGGCTATCTGTACGATATCAATGAGGAAAAAGCTAAGTATCGTATTGAGTGCCGCTTAATCTATACACAGGAGGTATAAGTATGTCAGGAACAGCACCAAAATTAGTAGGCAGACACCTGCGAGTGGCGTTTTTAAACACGGATGCAACAGGTAGTTCGCCAAAATTCGAGAGAATGACCAATTTTACCAGTATGACAAACGGAAAAAATCCAAAAGAGTACTCACGTCAATATGTGGACGAAAGCACCGAAAGATCAGATGTAGTTGGATATGCTCCGGCCACAGAATACTCATTTGACCTATATACAGGCAATCCGGTACATGATCGCATTGCTGCAATTCATGACGGAGAGAAAGTAGCCGATGATGCGCACGTGGAAGTTGTCACAGTGGATTTTTACAAGAAAAATACGGAAGGCGATAAGTGCTTTGCGACAAAGAGAACTTACGCAGTTATCCCAGATTCTGACGGAGATGGAACGGACGCATTGGTTTACAGTGGATCACTGAAAGCTGTATCCGACATCGAGGAAGGATATGTTACAGAGACTGATATTACATCCAAGACGGTTACTTACACTAAGGGTGATTACATGGAGGAGTAGCTGCCGCCGATTTTAAGGCGGTAAAAAACACAAAAAAGAATAGGAGAGTGAGCCAATGAGCCAGTGGAAATTTAATAATTTTGAAACAGACATCGATTTTACAGATGCAGATTTTATGGAAAAATTTGAGGACTGCTACGAGAAAATGGTTATGGAATCCGAGAAAGTCCAGAAAGTCGGTAAAGTATCCGAAATCACGAGAGCACAATGCAAGGTTTTCGATGATTTTTATGATCGATTATTCGGAAACGGGGCGAGTGGAAAAATGTTTCTTGGCAAGAACAGCATGGACATGAGAGTTAAAGCAGCCAATTCTTTGTTTGATCTCCGGAACAGTGAGCGGTCCAGATATGACAGTATGGTTAATAAGTATGTGCCAAACAGAAAAGCCAGGAGAGGGGCGAAGAAGAACCGATGAATCTCTTTTATGAGGAACTTCCGATGTCGGTAATGGTACATGGGAAAACTGTCAGAATCAGGACGGATTTTCGCGATTATATTCGACTTCTCGATATGTTAAAAGATAAAGATGTGAAGCCGATGGATAAATTGTTAATTTTGAGAGAGTATTTTCTTGACGACATTGAAATAACGCAATTCTCGATTGACGCATTATGTGACTTTATGAGTGCTGATTTTTCAGACGGAGAAGCCAGTCAAACCGGAACAGGAAGGCGGAAGAATCTTTTTTCCTTTTCCATCGATTATCCCTATATATTATCAGCGTTTTTGCGTGATTACGGAATTGACTTGATTGATATTAAATATCTCCACTGGTGGAAATTCCGGATGCTTTTTGATGGGCTTTCTGAGGATAATGAGATCAAAAAAAGAATCATGTACAGAGGGATGAATCTCAATGAAATAAAGGATCCGGAAGAACGAAAACGAATTCGGAAAATACAGAAAGTTATTGAATTGAAGCAGGAAGAATTGACCGATTTCGATATCGGAGATGCTTTTGCGTAGGTGAAATCATGAGAAAAGAACCAATTTTAGTCCGAGAGTGGATCAGATGCCCTGTATGCGGCTGCAAACTTGCAATCGCAGATAACACGGCCAGAAGTCACGGTATCTATGTAAAATGTCGGACTTGCAAGAAAGAAATAGAAATTAGGAAATAAAGCACTTAAGTGAGCCTATGAGCCTGTGCTATCCATAAAGGAGGGATAGTATGGGTTATGATGGCTCATTAAAATTTGACACGGAAATAAATGAATCTGGATTTAATTCCGGAATTTCCAAACTTGGTGGAATAGCCAAGAAAGGTGCAGGAGTGGCAGTTGCTGCGGTTGGCGCTGTGACGGCTGCGCTTGGAGCTGGTGTTGTAGCTGGAGTAAAATACAATGCATCCATAGAGTCTTATCAGACATCATTTGAGGTTATGACTGGATCTGCGGAAAAAGCCGCGGAAGTAATCGACAAATTGAAGAAAGTGGGAGCAGAAACTCCGTTTGAGCTTCCGGATTTAGCGGACACCACGCAATTGCTAATGAATTACGGCTTTAGCGCAGACGAAGCTATGGACAAAATGATGATGCTTGGTGATATCTCGCAAGGCTCAGCTGATAAGATGTCCAGAATTGCCACTGCTTACGGACAGATGTCCTCTGCTGGTAAAGTATCACTGGAAGATGTAAAGCAGATGATCGAAGCTGGATTTAACCCATTGCAGGAGATTTCCGAGAGTACAGGGGAGTCAATGGCATCCTTGTATGACAGGATCAGCAAAGGGACAATCTCTGTGGATGAGATTACCGCCTCCATGCAGAGAGCAAAATCTGAGGGCGGTAAGTATTTCCAAAGCATGGAGAAGCAAAGCCAGACTTTTAGCGGTCTGATCTCCACATTAAAGGACAACGCGCAACAGCTCTTAGGTGAAATTGTTAAGCCTATATCTGATGGACTGACGGAATCGTTATTACCTGCGGCGATCAGTGCGATTGAGCAGCTTACGCAAGGATTTGAGGAAAATGGCGTTTCCGGTATGATTCAGGCTGCCGGAAACATTGTAAATGGACTGTTTACCGGAATAATTGAAAATGCTCCGTTGCTTATTTCTATTGGAATGGAACTGTTGAACCAGTTTTTGCTTGGAATTGCAACTGGGATTCCGACACTGCTCACCAAAGGCTTTGAGATTGTAACACAACTTACTCTTGGCATCCTGCAAAACCTCCCACAGTTGATTACGCAGGGAGCGGCGGTAATTACAAATTTTGTAAATGGACTCTTGTCATCACTTCCGTCAGTATTGCAATCCGGTGTCCAGATGATTTTACGCCTTGTGGATGGAATTATAAACAATCTACCGGCTATCGTATCAGCTGCAGCTCAGGCGATAGCACGTTTTATAGCAAGCATTGCAAGTAATCTTCCACAGATTTTATCCACAGGAATTAAAATTATCGGAGAGTTAGCCTCTGGTTTGATTCGAGCAATACCGAACCTGGTTGGGAAAATACCACAGATCATCTCTGCGATAAAAGATGCTTTTTTGAGTGTAGATTGGCTCAGCGTTGGAGTTAACATCATAAAGGGCATTGCATCCGGTGTCGCTTCTGCGGCTGGACAGCTAGTAGATGCCGCTGTGGGCGCTGCTACAGATGCCCTGAATTGGGTTGAAAGCAAACTTGGAATTAATTCCCCATCTCGTGTATTTAGGGATCAGGTCGGGAAAAACATGGCTCTCGGTATCGGGGTTGGATTTGAGGATAATATCCCGTACAAAGACATGGAAAAACAGGCAAACAAGATGGTGTCCCGGATACAGGGAGCTGCTCTTGGTGTTACAACGTCTGCAAGCCCGACAGCAAGTGGATATGTTGCTTCCAGATCGGCAGTCAGAACGACAGATAATGGTGAGCTACTCTACGCGGTAGATCGATTATCCAGACTCGCAAACCGGCCGCTTGAAATTATCAATAAAATCGATTCCGTAGAGACATCCAGAGTACTCGCAACACCAATGGAAAAACAAATAGAAAAGAATTCTAGTTTTCGGAAGATGTTAGGAGGGGATAGAAATTGAACCTATCAGTAAAATTTGACGATCAGGAACTCGGGCGATACTTAAGTGTATTGTCCGGGTTCTCTCCGTTTAGCGGAGTAAATAGAGAGTCAGAACTCCTTGACGGAGCAGAAAGTGCAAAAGGAGAGGATTTTGGCTATATAACATATAAATCAAAGACGCTTGAAATGCCATTTGAAATTAAAGGCGATATCTTGGAAAGCTATGATGCGATCCAGAAGATCCTAAACGTCACAGAGCCGAAAAGGCTTGTGTTTGGGAATTATCCGGATCGCTATTTTTATGCTGTCCCTGACGGTAATTTTGATATAACACAGGTTGCAATGTTTGGGAAAGGCACTATTACATGGCTCATCCTGGATGGGGTAGCTTACTCAACCGCAGAATTCACCTTTGACGGAGTACAGGAAAATGGATACCAGACCGTTACCATCCAAAACAACGGTACCGAATGGGCGGATGTGGACTATGAGATCACGCACCAGCACGAAAACGGCTTTATCGGACTGGTTAGTCAGTATGGAGTGATCCAGCTCGGCAAGCAAGAAGAGACAGACGGAGAGAATTACGAAGCATCTGAAGAACTGTTTAACGGTTATAGCTTGTTTCAGGACGATTACGGTACCTCTTATCAGAATCCAGAAAACACCACACAGGGAACGCTCGAAGTCAAGAATGTTGCTGGATATAACGTCATGGCATTAAAAGGTGGACAGGCAACATCCGGATACTGGAACGGCGGAATGAGAACGCTTACTATCCCGGTGGATAGCGAGGGCAGACGTGGAGCGAAAAACTTTTACTGTTACACCCAGCACTGGTTCGAAACTGGATTGATGGGGCAGACAGGAGCGCAGACCATTGCATTCCTGACTGGAGATAACAAGGTGATCTGCGCCATGTCTATTAACAAGAGTGACGCTACAGGGAATACGGCGCGTATCGAGTGGTTCGCCCCCGGGAACACCTTGCTCAGACGGGAAGAGTTCCAGCCGACAGCATACGAGGGCAATCCGTTTAACCTAAAAATGGGATGCCACAACGACTTTTTAAAAGAGGGAGAAAAGCTGCGGATTTTCTGGTATGGAAGTTACATGGAGCGAAACATACCAGAGATTAAGGATATGGAATGTGAAAAAATCCAGATCTGGATCGGGCAGTGGGGAGACAGAAATCTCACAAACCAGTACGTTACGCACAACTATTTGAAAAGCATCCGATTCCGGAAAGACAATGTCGATAAGTATAAGGATGTGCCGAACCGGTATCGCGCCGGAGATGTGGTGTCCATAAATGGAGAGAGTACAAAGGTCTATGTAAACGGGATGCCGGCAAAAGGAGATGAGATTAATGGATCCAATTATCCGAAAGTCCCGCCTGGAACAACGGAAGTGCAGTTCTGCTACTCTTCCTTTTCTTCTCCACCGCCGCAGATTAAAGCGAAAATACGGGAGGTATATTTGTAATGGATAACATCAGAATTGCGATTTTAAGCGCAAATAACACGCCAGTAGCGTTTATGGACAACGGGCATAAAAAGTCCATGCACTACTGGAATGATGAGCTACACGAATACTTACAGGGAGCGGCGAATACCTATACTTTTACGGTAAATGCAAAACATCCAGACGCAGAGCATATTACAGTCGGAAACAAGGTGGCATTTACCCATAAAGGCAGATCGTATTACTTAAATATTGTAAATACCGATCAGACGGAGAAGACAATTACCGCTACGGCATGGTCACTGTCGTTTGAGCTTATTAACGAGGATGCTGGCGAATACAAAGCTGGAAAAGCAATGAGCTTTGAAGAGTACCTTACCGTATTTGACGCCGAGAGAACACTAAAATTAGGACTTAACGAGGTATCAGATAAGCGGATCACCAACGAATGGACAGGTACAACGTCCGTATTAAAGAGATTATTCTCCCTGGCTAATGTCTTTTCTGCGGAGATCGAATTTGAGACAGTACTGAACAGAGACTACTCTTTAAAAGAGATCGTCCTGAATGTCTACCGAGAACACTCCGACACCAACAGCGGAGTCGGAGAATACCGGAATGACATCGTACTGCGGTACGGGAAAGGAATTACCGGAATTCGAAAAACCACAGATGCCGAGAAGCTTTACACCTGTATCCAGCCGACCGGGAAAGACGGGCTGACAATCAATGGACTGGACAAAAAAGAATACGATGAGAACGGGAATATCGAGTACTTTACAGACGGCGCAATCATCCGGGCACCACAGGCAAGAGACCGGTTTCCATCCAATATCGTAAATAAGGCTGATGCTTATATCCTGATGCGAAAAGAGTACGATACAGACAGCAAGGACAAGCTCTATAGCATGGCTCTGTCTGATCTTAAAACAGCATCTGAACCGGTGGTGACTTACGAGGTGGACGGATATTTTGACACCAACATCGGGGACACCGTGAGGATGCAGGATCAGGAGTGGACACCAGTGCTTTATCTACAGGCGAGAGTGTCCGAACAGGTGCGCAGTCTTACCAATCCAAAAACTGCAAAGACGGTATTTACAAACTACAAAGAGCTTACATCCGAAATTTCGGATAGCTTGTTGCAGAGGATGGAAGATCTTATCAACAAAAATAAGGTCTACACTTGTTCCATCTCCACCAACAATGGCATCATCTTTAAAAATGGCATTGGTAGCACTACTCTGACAGCTTACGCTTACGATAACGGCGTGGACGTGGCAGACAAGCTACAATTCCGGTGGAGCAAAGATGGCACAGAGTTTTATGTTGGTAAGAGTGTTACGGTAAATGCTACTGACGTGGATACCAAGGCGGTGTACAAATTTGAAGCAAGGGATACGGAGGGAATCCTTCGAGGATTCGAAGAGGTTACGGTTATGGATGTATCCGATGGAACAGACGGAGAGGATGCAGCAATCAAGTCGGATACCCCGCCGGACGATAAGACCAAGCTCTGGTACGATACAGTCAATAACGTGTTTAAGTACTGGGATGGCGAAAAATGGGTGGAAGCATACGCAGAAGACATCGAGGATGCGAAAGATGCTGCGGGAAATGCTCAGGAATCCGCAAATACAGCAATCTCTAGCGTAACGAATATTAACACTAGCTTCGAAAAATACAAAAATGAAGTTCGTGCAGAATTTAAAAATACAGTAGAGTATGTGAATGGTAAGACCGAGGTGGTTGATACATGGGTACGGCAGGGGTCGGATGGCGTAACACCGTTTCTGGAGCTTGGCGGAACAGGAAACGACCTAAAAGCCAGATTAACAAATTCCAGATTGGGATTTTACCAGGGCGATAAGGGATTGGCATATTTTGGGAACGAGAAAGCGTATATGCCGGTGGCAGAAATTGACAATCTAAGTGCAAAGAGAGTTGGTGTAGGCAACTATGCTATGCTGGACAATGGGGATGGACACCTATCTATAATCTATATCGAGTAAGGAGAGGAAGATGGCAGGAACAGGAAGAATATACGTCACGGCAGTACGTGGTGTAGGAGATGTTAATCTCACGCATAAGTATGATGTAGATATCAGATTTGATATCGCATTTGACTGGGGCGGATACAATTACGGCGGTGCACCGTACAGCATGAGCTGTGATGGACAGAACACCTCTGGCAGTGCGACATTCGCGGTCGGCAGTGGCGGCGGACAATGGATCTGGACGAATATCGGCGGAACGAAGACGTTCCGTATTACGATGCCGACAAGCGGACAATCAAAGAACATCGGTTTTTCCGCAACGATCAACACGGGAATAAATCCAGCGACAATCTCGGCAAATGGAAGTTACGCGCTGCCGGCTATTACGTGGGAGCATACGGTATCTTATAATGCAAATGGTGGGACCGGTGCTCCAGACAACCAGAAAAAGATATACGGATCCGTATTAACACTATCTTCTGTGCGTCCCACAAGAGATGGCTATGTATTTATGGGCTGGGCAACATCGTCCGCTGGAGACGTAGCATACATGCCGGGATCAACATACGGTGCCGATGCAGATGTGACTCTTTATGCAGTTTGGCAGATCGCGTACATTAAGCCGACAATTACCGGGTTGACTGCATTGCGGTGCGACTCAAGCGGAACTCCAAAGAGTGATGGTACATACATTAAAGTCACTGGGAGCTGGCAAGTAGACCGGACGTTAAATAGTTCCAACAAGGCAACCAGTGTCAAGATCGAGTACCAGAAAACCGCTTCCGGGAGTCCGGTTAAAGCCAAAGAAGCATATCCAAACACCACAAGTGGGAACATCGCAGAGGTGATCGGCAGTGGAAATATCTCAACGAGCAGTATCTACTTTGTTTTGGTAACTGTGACGGATTATGGCGGAAACCAGCAGGAGACGGTTATTGTTCCGGCGCAGGCGAGAGCGGTAGATGTCGCAAGAAAAGGATATAGCGTTGCGATTGGTGGGGTAGCAAGTGATGAAAAAGACGGGTTTGACGTCTATTCAGAAGCGAGATTTAAGGACAAGCTTTTGCTGGAACGAGATGGAGTACTGCTGGATTTTGGAATCTGTCAAAACTACGATTCGGGAGTGATTAAAGGTCCATATACAAGTACAAACTCGGCAAATAACATCCGTGTGGAATTAAAAAGAAGAGGATGTCTGGTTGCATGCAAAATCACAATGCTTTCCAAGTTTCCAAGCAGCGGAAGACACGGGGCATTCGATGAAGTGAGAATCCCTGACGGGTATCGCCCGGTGTTTGATGTTTATGCGCCGTATATCGAAGTGTCCGGATCGTCAGTGTTTGGCGCTGGACGGTATATAATTGGCAGTGATGGGGGAATTACAATTTTCGTTGAGAATCCAAATTGGACAGAGCGACTTTTGTCTACCACATGGATTACGGATAACAATTAAGAGGGAGGTACAAACATTGTATAATATAGTAACAGTAACTTTTAAGGATTCCAATACCGCAACGGCGAATGGAGTCCGGCAGTGGGACTATGGACAGATCTTAAGGATACAGGGTCTACAGCTCCCAACAGCAGTAGAGGTTCATTTTGCCCTCATAGATAGCAAAGATGCCGAAGGTTTTAGAGTAAATGGTTCGCAGTTTCATATAAGATTAAAAAATACAAGACTCAGTGTATCTGATGATGCTACAAAAGATGAAAAAATAGCGGCCTATAAAACATACCTTGTGGGAGAACATGAAAAAGGAACTCCATATGAAATAGTATATCAGTCATTAGAACCTGAATTCGTCCCACTCCCACAATCCGAGCAAAACGCTATCCGAGCCTTAAAAACCTACTACCCTACCACAGTCATCACAGTGGATGGTGGAGAAGTTGACCCAGATATTAAAGTAACATATACGGCGGATACAAAGAACTATATTGATGGAAAAGTGTCTGCAAAAGTGGCAAGTATATTAAGACAATACCAGGCTGACACAGCAAATCTGCTATCTTTAATGCCTATGGAGACACAGGCAGCAATGATAGAAAATGATACAAATAACATTTTAGAAAACGCGGAGGAAATGAAACATGAATAACACAGTAATCGTAAAATTAATGACAAATCTAATCGAAAAGAAGTTTTACAACACAAAGGATGAAGCAGTTGCAAAACTGGATATCTATTTTGCTATGAACCGCATCAGCGAGGAAGAATACGCAACTCTGACACTTCTGGCGGAGACAACTTACGCAGAAGTACCGACTGTTTAGACATTTTACGGGTGGAGAATATGGAGATAAGAGCAAGACCCTCACGGTCTTATTTTTATACTTAAAAATAAATGGAGGAAAGACATGACAGAAAATGAAATAGAAGTGAAACTTGCAGAGCACGGAAAAGAAATCGGCTCTTTAAAACACCGAATGAAAGAAGCGGAGGACGTTGTTAATGTGGTGCACCAGCTGGCACAGGAAATGGTTGGGTTGACCAAGGAGGTTGGATTTATGAACCAGACCCTTGTGCAGTTAACCGCAAAAGTGACACATCTTGAGCAGACTCCAGCTAAACGGTGGGACGTAGTAGTAACCGCACTGATCGGAGCTGTGATTGGTGGAATAGTAGCGATGTATCTGTAAAGGAGAATGAAAAATGAAGAAGATTAACTGGATTGTAAGAATTAAAAACAAGACTTTCTGGGTGGCACTGATCCCGGCACTGTTGCTGTTAATACAGGCGATTGCGGCAGTGTTTGGGTTTACGATTGATCTCGGAGATTTAGGGGATAAACTGCTCACCGTAGTAAACGCACTCTTTGCAGTGCTGGCGATTCTCGGTGTGGTAGTGGATCCAACGACACCGGGAACAGGAGATTCAGAGAGGGCACTTACATATAAGTAAATAGCTAGAGAGCTTGAAAACAGGCTCTCTTTTATTGTGCGACATCGCATGGAAAGGAGGTGAGAACATGAGCGAACAGAACGAATTTGGCAGGGTATCCGTAGAGGAGCTGGAAAAAGCATTTGAAACAGAAGAG